ATTCATTGTAAAATTTAAGTTTTACGAGGTCTAATGTAGTATTGATATCAATCATTTGTAATCCTATATTGTATTATACAATACTTAGTCTTGCAAACATCAATTAAATTATTTTTTATAACCTTTAAATGGATTTACAGGACTAATAGAATTAGTAGTGTTTAATTCTTTACTTTCTAAATCGCCCTTATTGATATCTTGATACTCACTACCTACTGCCTTGTATGCTTGTTTAAGCATTTTTTGTTCAATTTCAGAATACGGCGCTGCAAGATTATTTCTACCAGCCCAACTTTGACTATTAACCATATTTAACGGAGATGTTCCATCACTACATGCCACAGCCATCATTACACGATTTAACTCATATGTTCTATCGGCGCGGTCTTTATCTACAAAGGTATGTAGCCCGCGAGTAGCAACATCTTGCCGTTTAGATATTTTACCGGCTGTTGCTTCAATTACAAATTCACTTGCTCTCATTTAGGATATCCTTTAAAAGGATTAATTGGACTATTTTTATTGTTACTTGGATCAACACTATTAGAAGTACTAATAAGTTTTTTACCGTGTAATCCTAATTGTTTTAATGCTATGTCTATATCAGTTCCTAAATTGGGATCCATATAATCTGTAACTATCATATTTTCTCCCCACTCAGTTTTTGCAGCATATGTACCAACGGTGTCCCCTTGTTGTTTTTTAACAGCAGCACCCTTTGCTCCTGCCATAGCCACACCAAATCTATATTGTGGATAAAAATCACTATTAGGCAATGCTGATATAGTATAAACTGCCGGTAAAGTTTTCTTTACTTCTTGTGATAAAGTATTAACAGTTGATTCTATAATGAATTCATGCGCTCTCATATTATGTTTCAGTAGATAAATCCAAACTGTTTTCAGTTGATAGTAAATCACCGGCTGTATATCCGTCTAGTTCTAAATCTAACCCAACTGTTGTTTCCCCAACCGTTGTTACCTGCGCTGATATAAAATGAAATATTGTAGAATTTACTAGTGGATTTACTAATATTCTTACATTTGATCCACTAATATCTATATCATATGTTGTTAGCGGGGAACCTGTAAACAATGTACTATGTCCATTCCATTTTACAGTTGAGGCTGAGGATGAGGATGCGACTAATGTAATATTTTGCCTGTCAGCAGTATTTAAATCTTGTGAATTAATTTGAAAAACTCCCTGAGTAAAGGTTAAGGCAGGGGTTTGAAAAATTATTTGGGCGGCGGTGTTACCCACACTATATGCTTCTGATGTAGAAAAATCACTACTAAACAATACAGAAAAATTATTATTAATTTTACCAAATGCAGTGCGTAATGGATCACCGTCCCCGTCATTGGGCAAAGCTCCTATATTAATTGTTTCTTGTACAGCCATAGTATAATCCTTATTATATTATATTTATTCTTGTTATTTTATTATTGTATACCGGCGGCCGCGGCTAACCCAGCTATAGCCGAACTAAGTGGACCACGTACCGAAGCGGTATTAGTATCAGTTGCATATGTTATTCGGTCTACAGTTGATCGGAACGGGGGGTTCACGTTACCACCACCAAACCAGCCATCAGTTATATTACCTGCAGCAGAAAAAAACTGTCTAGCCAAACTAAGTGGTCCACGTGTAGAAGCGGTTGCAGTATCGGTTGCATATGTTATTCGTTCTACGGTTGACGTTACAGGGTACGTCCCGCCACCAACCCATCCGTCAGTAGAATTACCCGCACATGCCTGAGTCTGTCTACCCACACTAAGTGGACCACGTACCGAAGCGGTATCAGTATCGGTTGCATATGTTATTCGTTCTACAGTAGATATATCGTAACCCGGGCCTCCTCCGATAAACCAACCATCAGTTGCATTACCTACTGCACCTAAACTATATCTACCCGCACTAAGTGGACCACGTACCGACGCAGTAGCAGTATCGGTTGCATATGTTATTCGGTCTACGGTAGATACGCTGGGCAACGGCGCCCCGGCGGCAAACCACGCATTAGTAGTATTGCCCGCCGCAGCTAGACGATATCTAGCCGAACTAAGTGGGCCACGAACACTAGCAGTTGCAGTATCGGTTGCATATGTTATTCGGTCTACTCTTGCGCCGTTGCCAGGCGTTGCCCCGCCACCAAACCAGGCATAAGTATCATTACCTGCAGCGGCTAAATATTTTCTAGCTGAACTAAGTGGGCCACGCACCGAAGCGATATCAGTATCAGTTGCAAATATGATTCGGTCTACTTTTGAAACGAATCCCGGTCCCGCCGGTGAAGATCCCCCTCCACCACCAAACCACGCTGCGTATACGGGCGCAGCCGACATACTAACTGCACCTGAAAAAGAAACCCCACCTGTTATTGTAAATCCTGACATAGTATACCCTTTGTTATGTTATATTTATCAGTTTACTAATATATAGATAAATATACACATATTAAGGAATATCATGCGGAAATTATTTGTATTTTTGTTAGTAATATCAAGTACGTTTGCTAATGCTTGGGTACAACGTGCGCCAAATTTGATAGAATCTTGTAAAATACATGCTCCATATGGATTTCCAATAACAAACGGAATTACTACTATATGTAGACAAGGATATCTAGTTGGATATGACGCAGCAGCAAAACTACCAAAATTTGTAACATATCAATTAACACCTAATAACGCACTAGGATGTATCGCACGTACTGACGCTTTTGCAATTGATAAAAGTATTATTAATGGTGCCACCCCTGATGATTATGTTGGTACTGGCTATGATAAGGGACATATGAGTCCAGATGGTGATTTAAGTTGGGATGTGCAAGTTGAATATGAATCGTTTTTAATGACTAATATGAGCCCGCAAGCCGGTTCATTCAATCGGGGTATTTGGAAATTATTAGAAACTTCTATACGAGGCTGGACTGTACAAAATAATCAACCATATACAATTTATGTAGGTAGTGTGTATAATGCAACTGATAAAACTATTGGAAATAAAGTACGGGTACCACATGCTTATTATAAAATAGTTATAAATAATAAAACTAATCAAGTTGCAGGATGGATGTTCCCGCATACCCCGCCGTATCCTAATTTAGGAAATGATTTAACTAAATTTCGTTTAGCAATATTAGATATAGAAAAAATTGCTAAAGTTGATTTTAAATTTCCTAACAATTCAATAGAACTTCAGCCTGGTCAAGAATGGCCAATAAACTTTGGACAATTAACTGAGGCAAAAAGAAACAAATGCAGATAACTATTCTGCATAAAAATAATTATTGTACTTCGTCAAAGATTTTCTTTTGCTTAGTATACCATTCTAGAATAGCATCTAATTGTGCAGCACATTCATGTCGTAATCCATAATTTTTAGTAACAGTTTCCATTAACTTAGATAGTGTTGTGGTAGAATTTTCAATAAGTTCTAATGGCTTACAAGATTTTATAAGTTCCTCAGGCAAAGAAGGAAATGTTTGTTTTATTGGTACGGTACTACTACACCCGCTACTCAACAAAAGTAGTATCGTTAAAAATACAGCAAACAAAGATTTCATTTTTTGGGTAATTTCATAGTAGACGGATTAACTAACTCATTATGAGTCAGTGCTGGGATTTCAGTTATAAAATTTAATAATGTAGCGTCATTTTTTGCAGCAGCATTATGAACATTAACTACTATGTCAGGAAGCACAGGACAGGATTGGTCCATCTTTACTGTTTCTCTGTCAATATATTTTACAATTGTATCTCCAGTTTGCTTTATTATTTGCTTTTTTACAATAACTTTAGTAACAACTTCAGTAGTTACTTTTTCTGATTTAACTTCCGCTTGAGCAACTTTTGCTTCCATTTCTTTAACTTTTAATTTCCAATCAGCATCGTTAGCCAATCCACCTTCTAAGTATAATCCTAAACTTAAAATTAAAATACTGATAATTTGTATAGGAAGTTTATAGGTACTAACAAAGGGAATAAATCCTAATACGAACCCTGCAATAGTACCCAATACCCCTATAATAAAAATAAGATGGGGAATAAACTCAGGTAAAAAAGATAAGATCCACATTTAACTATTTAGTATTGGTATCTTTGTTTGCCAATACTTAGACGTACTCAACCACTCATAATAATAATTAAAGCCTTCTTCTACATCTACTTTAGGATTAAATTCAAAATCTCTTCGTGCAGCATCTATGTTTAACGAACCGCGACTAGGGAAATCAGCATCTTTATTTTTTATTATTAAAGTTCCGCCACCGGCTAATTTAATTGCTAGTTGGGCAGCATTAAGCAAAGTTACACTATGACTCTTTGTTATATTATATGTTTTATTTTCGGTGTTATCACTTAGGGTTGCAGCCACTATGCCATCTGCGGCATCTTCAACATAAGTAAAATCTAATGTCTCTTTTTCACCATTAACTTTTAATGTCTCTCCGCGCATTGCTGTAAGTAAGAATTTGCTGATAACTCTATCTTCTACATCTAGTGGACCATATACTGCACTAGGACGAATAATAGTATGAACCAAATTGGTTTTACGAGTATAATCTTTAACTAACCATTCACCTGCTAATTTCATAATACCATACTGACCTTGTGGCTTACAATTATAATCTTCAGTTACATCATCAGTAAAGTCTCCGTATACCATTGAACTAGACATATATATAAATTTACGCACATCATATTTGTTACTGGCTTCTAATAAATTTAATAACCCTTCACTCATTACACGACTGCCTAATGCAGGATTTGCATTAACTACTTTTTGTCTTGGAAAACTAGCCATATGAATTACAATCTCTGGCTGCTCAACATTAAATATATGGTCAACTGCGTGAGCATCACATATATCACGTTCGTAAATATAACTATCTTCATCAATTTTTTTTCTACGCTCAGTCATCAAGTAATCAATTTCATCTTGTGGAATGATACCATAGTTTGTTTTAGAATCTATTATAGATACTAAATGTCCCTTATCTTGTAGTCGCTTAACTACATTGTGGCCTATTAATCCAAGACCGCCGGTTACTAAAATATTTGTCATGTGAATTTTAACTTCCAATATGTATAGTCTTCTGCTAGTAAAATTGTCCGTACTTGATATGTAGTATACATCTCTAGATATGATATACCTCCGCTGTGCCAACTTGGAGGTTCAAGTGAATGTTCCATTATCCATTTACCTGCTTCACTTTGTTGCCATTGCCAAAGTGGTTCTGCTGCATATATATCCGGATCTTCAACATCGCCTATTTTAAATTGATATACTACACAAGCAACTTTGCTTTGCACCGTATTATCTAGTAAAATCTTATTTTTAATATCTAATATCATACTGCCATTGGCGCACTTAGTGCAGGGTGAGATTTGTAATTTACAAGTTTTATATCATCCATAGAAAAAGAGTTGATATCTTTTATATCAGGATTTAACCAAAGAGTGGGTGCTTCCAATGGTTCTCTTGTCAAAATTTCATTAACTTGATTTATATGAGTATTGTAAATATGTACATCACCAAATACTAATATTAACTCACCCACTTCAAGGTCACATACCTGTGCTATCATATGAGTTAATAAGGCATATGATGCTATATTAAATGGAATTCCTAAATAAGAATCTCCGCTGCGTTGATACATTTGACAAGATAGTTTATTTTTTGATACATACATCTGGAACATTGCATGACAAGCCGGCAATGCCATTTGATCGATTTCGCCAGGATTATAACTTATTACCATATGTCTACGGCTATTAGGGTTTGTCTTCAACCCTTCAATTAGATTTGCCAATTGGTCAAGGTTCTTATACACTGGGTTGAAATATGTTTTACCGTAATCATCATCTATATCAGGTTCACCTTCGGGAACATGTGTTCGCCAACGACGCCATTGCACCCCGTATATTCTACCTAAATCGCCCTCACTCATTGCCTTAGGTTTCCAATCAGGTGCTAATGCATTTGGAGTCCATATTGTTACAACACCCTCTTTTGTACCATGTGTGATTTCAGCTAATCTACGTTCATTTCCACTGCCTTCAATAAACCATAGCAACTCTCCTACTACAGCTTTCCAAGCAAGTTTTTTAGTAGTAACTGCTGGAAATCCTTTTTTGAGGTCAAACTTTAATTGACGACCAAATACACTTAATGTACCAACAGCAGTTCTATCACCCTTTTCTTCGCCATTTTCTATGATATCACGTAACAACTCTAAATAAGATTTCATTTTCTTTTCCAAATTTCATATGTATGATCATCATTGCCCACTGCTTCTTCA